GTTCGTCAGGAACAAGAGGTACATCAGGTACTAGTGGTTCGTCAGGAACATCGGGAGCAACAGGTTCTAGTGGAACATCGGGTGCAAATGGTTCTAGTGGTACATCGGGAACAAGAGGTACATCCGGAACAAGTGGTTCTTCAGGAACAAGTGGTTCTTCAGGAACTAGTGGTTCTTCAGGAACAAGAGGTACATCAGGTACTAGTGGTTCGTCAGGAACATCGGGAGCAACAGGTGCGGCAGGTTCATCAGGAACGAGTGGTTTTAGCCCAACACCTCCGGTAATCGTATTAGGTGTAGGTACATACTCATCGGTTAGATGTGGTGTTAGTAATCAATCAAATGGAAATTGTTCAGCATCTTTAGGTGGTCAACTTAATATAGTAGATATTTTATCTCCTCATGGAACAATCGTGGGTGGTTGTAATAATATTTTATCAGGTGCTAGTCGTTCATTTATTGGCGGTGGTTGTTCGAATACTATAAGTTCAAATTGTGAATCTTTTATTGGTGGTGGTAGTGATAATACAATGTTGTCTAATATTTTGTATATAGGTGGTCGTAATACTATAAGTGGTGGTCATTTAAACAAAATGGGTCTATCTAATAGTGGTAATAATGGTTATTTATATGACAATACTATAGGTGGTGGGTTATCAAATACTATATATGGTCGTCAAATACAAAATTCAGTTATTGGTGGTGGTCTTTCTAATAAAATTTTTGGTCAATACCATTGTAGTTCAACCATCAGTGGTGGTAAATGTAATATAATAAGTGGTGTCACTACATCTTATGGAACCATAGGTGGTGGTTGTTCCAACATTATTGATAATAATAACAATTCATTTATCGGTGGAGGTAAATTAAACTGTATAAAAAAAGAATATTCTGTTGTTGGTGGTGGATACCAAAATAAAAATTATGGTCACTCATCAACTATCGCCGGTGGTAATACTAATAGTATACTTAATTGTAATGGAGTAGGTGGGTTTATAGGTGGTGGTTATTGTAATACAGTATCTTCATATAGTTCAGTTATTGTTGGAGGTCAATACAATTGTAATATAAGTGAACAATCGTTTATTGGTGGTGGTCAAGGTAATACTGCTTCTGGTAATCGTTCATTCATTGGTGGTGGTTTTACAAATACTGCTTTTGGTTTTATTTCAACAGTTAGTGGGGGTCGATGTAATAATGCTATTGGTACTTATTCAACAATTGGTGGTGGGAAAAATAATTGTGTAAGTTCAGGAAGTAACTGTTCTGTAGTTGGTGGAGGAAATTGTAATAGAAACTATGGTGTTGCAACAACAATTGCCGGTGGATATTGTGGTAAGATTCTTAGTTGTGGTTCAGGTGGTGGATTTCTCGGAGGTGGACTTAGTAATACAGTGTCTTCAAATCAATCAGTTGTTGTTGGAGGTTCTTACAATTGTAATACAAGTGCGGCATCGTTTATAGGTGGTGGTAGATGTAATAATATAACAGTTCATGAAGATGCTGTTATTGGTGGTGGTCTTTCTAATAAGACCAATGGTATTAGAGCGGCTATTTTAGGTGGTTGTGGTAATTACGCAACAGGTTATGGTTCAGGGATAGTTTCAGGTAATAATAATAAATCGGCTACCAAATTTGCTTTTGTAGGTGGTGGTCATGTGAATATTGTCTGTGGGTATCAAGGAGGTATTAACGGAGGTGTTTTAAATATGGTGGGTAATTCTCCAAAAATAGAAACATCTACAGTCCTTGGTAATTGTTCGTTAAGGTTTACTGGTAATTTAACTAGTTGTTTTGTAACTAATGATTTATTATTAACTTTTGATAATAATACTTGTTCAAGAAATGTTGTGGTAACGGCATCAACTTACTCCGCAGGATTCACCACAGTAAATGTTACCGGAGCAACAGCTTCGGTTGATGTGTTTGCAATTGGAAATCAACCATTAGTTAGAAATCTAACAAAATCTAGTTTTGGTGGAAGTAATTCATTTATTGGTGGTGGTGTTGGAAATACTGCTTATGGTGTAAATTCAACAATTGGTGGTGGATGTAAAAACTGTGCGACGGGTAACTATTCAACCATTGGTGGAGGTAGAATCAACACAGTGTCTAATTATGTTTCAACAGTAGGTGGTGGTGGTGGAAACATTGCTTCCGGTAGTACCTCAACAATTGGTGGAGGTGGTTATAACAAAGCGTCAGGGATGGCTTCAACTATTGGAGGGGGTGGTCAACGCTTCCAGTGTGGTGGGTGGTATGGTTATAGTAATACTGCTTCTGGAAGTTTTGCGACAATCGGGGGTGGTCAAGGTAATACCGCTAGAGGGAATGATTCATTTATTGGTGGTGGTTGTGGTAATGAGATTTTATTAGGTGCTACTTATTCAACAGTTAGTGGAGGTCGTTTTAATAGGGTTTCCGGTAATGCTTCAACCATTGGTGGTGGATGTTATGTTTCTGTTAGTGGAAATTGTTCAACAATTGGTGGTGGTGGATTTACTTATGTTAATGGTAATCCTGAATTTCAAAAAATTGTGGGAAGTTATTCAACTATTGCAGGTGGAGTGTCGAATCGTATATATGGTAATTGGTCAACTATTGCGGGTGGTTATAATAACTGTATAGGAAGTTGTTTTTCGTCAATTCTTGGTGGTAGTAGTAATCGAATACCATCAGGTATTACTTTTGCAACTATTGTAGGTTCTAACATTACTGCAGATAGAGGGTGTACAACATTTGTCAATAATATTAATATTACAAACAATAAAATATTTACAGTTCCAACATCTAATGGTGGTGCCGGAGAAGTTGTTTATTTTGGTATTGGAGCAACATTAACTGCCGGGTCAGTTTATTATTATAGTACTGGAGGTACTTGGACATTGGCAAATGCTACAACAGTTTCTGGGTCAACAGGATTATTAGGTATGGCGTTAGGGACAACAATTGCGAGTGGAATGTTGTTAAGAGGTTATGCTAAATTTAGTACAACATCATTTACTAGTGTGACTTTAGGTTCTATATTATATGTATCAACAACTGCGGGTGAGTTTAGTTCGACATCACCACCGGCTACTGGTAATAATGTTAGAATCATTGGTTATTGTACTGACGCAACAAACGNCATAATATATTTCTGTCCGGATAATAGTTGGGTTGAGGTACTGTAAATCTAAATAAAATGGCACAATTACTTAAAAAATTTGATAATGTATTATTGGCTTCTATGAAAAAAGCCAACAATAATCCTATACCAAACACCATTAGAATTAATGGTGTTTTATTACCAATCGGTACCCCAACACCAACTCAAACACCAAATGCATCGCCATCGCAAACTCCAACAGTTACACCAACAAAAACATTAACTCCAACAGTTACACCAACTCAAACACCAACACCAACAATCACTAAAACTCAAACTCCAACGCCAAGTATAACACCGACAAAAACACCAACACCAACGAGTAATCCTGTTGTACCGACTTGTGCTGTACTATATAATGATAATCAAGATAAAGTTTATTATTATAATGTTTCTGCAAACACTTCAACATTATTAACAATGCCGGCGGAATATTCTGGAGGTAATGATATTGCTCATACCTCAAATAAACTTTGGGAACCAACTGGTATTAGTTTTAACGAATATAATATAACTTTACCATCATTTAGTGCGATATTTAATCGTAATATCCCCTCTCCATTAAATTTTAGTAATTCTGCGGGTCTTGCGGCGATTTCGGACACAGTTATTTTAGCGGTAAATACACTCAATAATCCTAACGAAGTTGTTGAAATAGATGTATCAGGTGTAAGTCCTGTTATGACAACTAAATTTCCTTTAACGGCTGGTAGAACTATTACTGGTGATTTTTATAAAACAACAACTAATAAATTTTTGGTACTTAATAATGACCCTGTTAATGAGATTTGTTATTTAAGTCAGTGGAATTATTTAACAGGGACTTTAGAAGTTGATGTTGTTCTAACAATTCCTTGTAATACTTATGGTATTTTTGAGTCGAATGGAAATATTTACATAACATCGGTTAATCTTGATGGTATAAATACAAAATTATATATAATTAATAAAAATTCGCCATACAATTTAGTATATGTTACAGAAATTAATAAAACAATTGCTGGTGCGTCTCAAGTTCCTAGTTGTTTAACGACTAATTTAAATGCACCCTCACCATATCTTTGTTCATTAAATGATGTGACAATTGGAACTCAAACTTGGACGGCGTGTAATTTAAATGTTCCTACTTATAGAGATGGTACTGTAATTCCAAAAGTGACTGACCCGGCTATTTGGTCAGGATTAACCACGGGGGCTTGGTGTTATTACAGCGGTAGTACAACAACAGGAAATACTTATGGTATGTTATATAATTGGTATGCGGTTAATAATACCGCAAATGGTGGATTAGCTCCGTTAGGTTATCATATTCCTACAGATGCTGAATGGACTACTTTAACAACTTTTTTAGGTGGTGAATCGGTATCAGGGGGAATATTGAAAGGAACTGGTACCACATATTGGAACACTCCAAATACGGGTGCTGTTAACACTTATGGTTTTACTGCTCTTCCAGGAGGTAATAGAAGTATTAGCGGGGTATTTACTGACATTCGTAATGGTGGGTATTGGTGGACTTCATCATCGGCTAATACTGTTAGTTCGTGGAGTCGTCAGATGAGTAATAGTAGTCAAAGTGTTAGTAGAATTAATACTAATAAAACAGTTGGTTTTTCAGTTCGTTTAATTAAAGATGTGCTCCCACCATCACAAACACCAACACAAACGCTTACACCGACTAAAACACCAACTCAAACACCTACACCAACATATACGCCAACGGTTACGCCAACAAAGGCTCCGATAATACTTAATGCTGATTATCTTGTTTTTACATATACATTCCCAATTACTAGTGGGAAAGATTTAGACACTCTTACTTATTTATATGTGAATAATGTGACGGGGACAACATATGCGAATACTTTTAACCCAGTTGGGTTTTGTACTACTGGAAATCTGGCGTCAGGTAAACGTGTTGGTCCTAATTTATGGTGGGGTGGTGATAATCAAAATACGGGTGGTTCCGAAAGTGTGTATGTAGATATTAAACAATTAAAACTTAGTGGAAGTGTTACCTCAATACAGTTAAATTGTCGAGCGAATTGGTATAGAAACACTCCAAATACAGGTACGGGCATTGTTCAAATACAAATGAAAGCTTATTCTGGTGGAACAATGATTAGTGATGGTAATTATGGTTTTATAACTTCCGGAGGTACACAAATAGGGACGACTTATACATTTGCTGATTCTACAATATTAATATCGAATGCTACGTGTTCAGGTACTGATTGTGTTGGATTTTTTACATATACTTTATCTACAGGTACCTTCGTAAAATCAAACACCTGTATTCCCTAATTAGTTAAAATATAACCAAATCTTTTATACGGTCTTTTATTAACCAAGGTTTTTTATCGAAAGGTTTTGTTAAGTCTTCTATTATATCATATGATTTTATTGTAGATTTAAATTTCAACATATCAAAATCAAACACATCTAATACCATTGAAACGATAGATTCATTATTATGGACAGATGTTGTATTAATATTAATCATGTAATCGTCATCATTATTTTTAATGTTAGAATATTTGAATTGTATTTTATCGGTGATTGAATGACAAAATAAATGATTGGTGATATATTCTGAATAATAAAATTCTAATCTACCCATATCTAAACTATATCCGTGTGGGAATTCGGATGTGATGTTTAAAGGTGAATAATTAAAAGTTGTTAAATCTTTAGTATTCTCTTCAGAATAATCTAATTCAAGGTTTAAACCATTAATATCAGAGATAGAATGATATTTTAATCCTTGAGTATCATTAGAGACATAATCAATGATTGATTGTGAATATATTGGTCTAACTGAATCATAAAACTCATAAGTGTATTCAGATTTCTTAACTAATTCGTGACCATAACTAATAACATCAATAATATTTATTTGTGTATAACCAAATTCAGATAATAGTTCTTTATATTCTTCCAAGAAAGAAGATTTTAATTTAGTCATATCTAATATCTTATTTGAATTAGTTAATCCGTTAACGATAAAAAATTTACCACAATCGGTTACTTCTATAACTGCATCAATATTATTTTCTTTAGTTAATTCTTTTAATAGGTAATCGGAGAATAAATTCACAATACCTCTATTTGATTTTTCGTTAATATATTTCATAATTTTAAACTTATACCAATTAATAATTAAAATTATATTAATTCTAAATAGAAAATAAAAAAAGGGACATAAAGTCCCTCAGATTTTTAACACAATAAATATTATTTTTTATTATAATATTTCTCAACAACTTTACGAATTGATTCTTGTATAGGCTGAGTTTTAGGCTCAGGAGCTTTAGGTTGAGACTGGCTCGTTTGTTGTGTTGTTTGTGTTTGATTCGAATTTCCTTTGCAACCGCATCCCATGATATATTTTTTTAAATGTTTATATCAATAAATATCTGTTATAATGGTAATATGTAAAGATTTTTTTTTAATTTTACATATTTATTATTATGAGTAGAAAAATTAGACTTACGGAAAAAGAGTTATATCGTTTTATTAAAACAATTGTTGAACAAGTTGAAGACGATTATTATAAAATGACACCTAAACAATATGTTGACTTAATGGTTTTAACCAGTTACAATGGGAGCTCAATAACGAGTCTTAAGAAATTTATGGGAAAGCCATTATGGATAACAGGAACTTTAGACCTTTCAAATACTCCAACAAATTCGTTGGGTAATATTGGTCGTATTGATGGTAATTTAAATATTAGTTATACTAATGTATCTAAATTACCTAAAATGGAGATTACAGGTTATATTAGTGATTATGGTTCACCTATACAAAAAAAACGAGAAATAGAGGAATTGAACAATAAGAAACAAACAATGAATCAATATAGAGATGGTGATGATTGGAGTATTGAAAAAGGTGATGAGTTAGGGTTAAAGGCTCAAGCGTTATTAAAATATTTAGTTGATAGTGGTGAGGTTGAAACTTTAGATGAAGATGATGAAGAAAAATTAAAAGTTTTAACAAAAAAGAAAGAAGACCTTGAGTCTCTTTATGATGATGAAGAAAGAGATGGTGACCCCGATGAAAATGTTGAAATATTAAATACCATTGAAGAAATTGAAGAAGAGATAACTGAATTAACTGATAATAAAATTGATGTTTATGATTTGTATCCTTATGGTTATGGTTATCATGATTTAACACAATTTGAGGTGTTATCACCTGGATTTAAAGACCAAGAATATACCGTTGGTTCTGATGATGAGATGGATAGTTCGGCTTTAGAATATGCAAAAGATTTAATTGATGATATAGGTGTTGATGGATTTAGAAGTGGTTTTATTGATTATTATATTAACGAAGATGAGGTTCTTGATTATTTTAGAGATTATTATGAAAATGATATAGCTAATGAACCGGATATATATTTTAGTGATGATGATTTTGAGTTAACCTCAGAACAAGAAGAAAGGAAAGAACAACTTGAATCTGAAATTGAGGAATATGAAGAAAGATTAAGAAATATGGATGATTCGGACTCAACAGAATACGAACAAACACAAGACCATATAGAATATCTTCAAGAAGAATTAGATAATATTGAGGTTGATATGGAACCATCCCAAGAAATGATTGATAATAAGGTTGATTCAATGTTAGATGAGGTTAGATATAACATTAAAAGTTATATGTCTGATTTTGGGTTAGATATATCAGAGTATGTTGATAAAGACGCTTTAGCTCAAGGATTAGTGGATGAAGATGGTTGGGGCATGATGAATGGTTACAATGGTAATTACGACAATGTTTATATTAACGATGATAGTTATAATATTATGAGGATTAATTAATAACTATTCATTTATTTATTATGGTTTCATATATTTAAATTAGTAATATATGGAAAAGAAACAAAAAAATAAAAAGACATCATTTATAATGAACACCGATTGGTTGTTTGATGGTGTGCTTGATGCAGAACAAAAACAATATGTTCTATTAGATTACTTCCAAAAGATGAATAAACATCTTGAGAGAATGGAGGTTTACCCAATGTTTATTGAACTTTCATTACATTTGGGTAATATGCAAACCTTATTGACACAAAACAAAATACTTTATATTGATAGAAAATTATCATCAAAAGATGATGAATTAATTTTTTCAGATTTAAAAGTTAAGGATATTCCCGTGCTAGCGGACGAAGAAGTAATTGAATACCGAAAAATTTTAAAAAATAGTCAACCCCAATTATACGACTATTTTAATTTTGCAAAGTCTATTTGGAGTATTGTTTATGACTCCATAGATGTTGTGATGAAGAAAAATAAAAGTAATTTATCAAACAAGTCAGGTTTTTTTTACTACAAATTACCGGATAAATTATATATTTGGCAATATACTAATAGAAAAATTTACAAAACAAAGAATCAAACCAAAACATCCTTAAAATTAATTTACGAAGGAGTCCAAGACGATTTGACAATTTCCCAAATTATATCTAAATTTTCTAAAACTTATGAAAAGAATAATGAAGAATCACATCCATTATTTGAAGTTTTTTGTAGTGATATTTTTCCATTAGAGGAAACATTAGTACCAATCTTTAAAAGGAAAATATTAGCGTATATAAGTCAAAGTGGAAAACAAAATAAAAGATTATTATCTTAATGGGATTTAATAAAAGAATAATTAATAAAAAATCAATAAAAAATTGTTTTAATAATAATTTAGGTTTAACTTTGTTGTTTAAATCGGATATGTTAATTCTGTCGGATAAAATATCGTCTAAAGTTTATAAATGGTATAATAAAGGATTACCTGAAGATAAAATTAAAGAAAAACTTAATTATGGACGAAAAACAAATTAACAATTTGATTGGTAAATTAAGACAACCAATTCACATTACTTATATTTCAAAGTATATTCTCAAAAAAAATATTGAAGAAACAAAAAAAGAGCTGGATTTTTTGATAGAATCCGGTATTATTGTAGAAAGTAAAGTAGCGAAAGATTATTATGTGGTTATCTAAAAAAACATATCATATTGGTAGTGGTTGTAGTCAAACAGTGGTTAGAATATTTAACTTTCCCCTCTTAATAGGTAAATCTAAAACTCAGTTTTATATTACTTCAGGTAAGAGTGGGGTTGGGTTTAAAATAACAACAAAACCATTGTTTTCTGTTAGACAGGGGTATAAAAAAAATATTAAATTAGGTAAATATTATATAGTAAAATTATGAGTAAAGAAATGGTGAAAAACCCAGACCATTATGGGGGTGCGGAAAATCCTTATGAGGCGATTAAGGTAATAGAGAATTGGTCTTTAGATTTTCATTTGGGTAATACGGTGAAATATATCTCAAGAGCGGGTAAGAAATATCCGGAGAAAGAATTGGAAGATTTACTCAAGGCGGCTTGGTATCTTAATCGTAGAATTGAAAATTTAGAAAAAAATAACAAGAATGTTAGTTGATATTGATGAGTACGCGGAAGGTGCGGTTTTATTAGATGGGTTAGAGGATGCTATCATTGGGATTGTTGAGGATTTTGGTTCCCCTGGAAGGAAAATGTTATATTCCAAACCAAGAATATTACACATCCTACAAGAGAGAGACCTGATGACTTATGGTGAGGCTGAAGAGTTTTATGATTATAACATATTAGGGTTATATGCGGGAGAACAGAATGCGGTGTTTTTAGATTTAGAGATTACACCAATAAAAAAAGAAGATGGTTGGGAATACCAATTAACAGAATAATATGATAGAGACAGGGAAGATTATAAATGGTGAGTGTGTTGAGGTTATGGGAACATTTCCTGAAGGTTGTGTGGATTTAGTGGTGACTAGTCCACCATATTCTGTTAACATCAAATACGATGTGTATAATGATAGTATTCCAATGGATGAGTATTGGGATTTTACGACAAAATGGTTAACTGAAGCGTATAGAGTGTTAAAGGATGACGGAAGAATCGCCATCAATGTTCCAATAGAAGTGAATGTTCAAGAAAGAGGAGGTAGAATATTATTCAACGCTGAATTTTGGATGAAGATGAAGGAAGTTGGTTTTAAATTTTACGGGATGGTTGATTTAACTGAGGATTCACCACACCGAGTGAGACAAACTGCTTGGGGTTGTTATGATAATGAAACTAAAGTTATGACAAATAATGGTCTTAAATTTTTTAAGGATGTTGATATTAAGACGGATTTATTTATGACATTAAATCCTACAACTAAAGAAATTGAGTATCAAAAGGCTTTTGATTATATTGAAAAACCATTTAAAGGTAAATTAGTAAATATTAAAACTCGTTCGGTTAATCTTACTATAACAGAAAACCATAATATGGTTAGAGTAGACAACTCTAAAATAGACGTTATACCATTTAATGAGATAACTCAAGAGGTTTTCACAATACCTAGAAGTCATAATGGGTTAAATAATGTTGTGGATGTGAAAACTGTTGTGATACCTCCTGTAGAGTATGGGTTAAGAAGTAAAAAAATATATAGAAATGAAGATTCGGTAATTGTTGATGCGGATGATTGGATGAGATTTTTAGGTATTTTTCTAACAGATGGTTCATTAACGTATGATGTTAAACGAGGTATATACAAAATATCTATTTATCAAACAAAAATAAAATTTTTAAAAGAAATTGAAGAATTGTTGGAGAGATTGCCATTTAATTTTGAATATAAAAAACAAAAAAACGAATATTTTTGTTGTTCAAAACAATTGGCGTCGTTTTTACTTGATACAAAAAGTAAAAATTTAAGAACAATACCTGATTATGTTTTTAATATGTCTAAAAGACAGAAAGAAATATTATTATTATGGATATTTTATGGTGATGGGTCTTTTACTAAAGACAATGAATTGTGGAAAATTTCTGTATGTAGTGAGATAATGAAAGACCAAATTCTTAGATTATTATTTGAATCGGGGAGAATTTGTTCATTATATAGTTATTTTGCGAAAGATAGACTTTGGAATGGTAAAATAATAAAATCTAATTACCCAATGACAACAATTCAAATCCTCAACAAAGAACAAAGTTATATAAAGAAAAAAAATGTTACCACAATTGATTATGATGATAAAGTTTATTGTGTGTCAGTACCTAATAAAACATTATTAGTTGAAAAATCAGGACAATTAGTGTGGTGTGGTAACTCATGGATGTCAGCGTCGAGCCCCTATATTTATAACCCAAAAGAGTGTATCATATTGGCTTATAAGAAAACGAGTAAGAAATTACTTAAAGGACAATCCCAATGGGAAGGAGAACCAACTAAAGTAATTCAGGAAGATGGAACCATCAAAAATAAGATGGTTTATAAGGATGAGGACAAGAAAGAGTTTATGAACTTGGTGTTTGGAAGGTGGGAATATTTTGCAGATACTAAATCATTAACTAAAGCCACATTCTCAATGGATATACCTGGGAAGGCGATTAAGATACTTACATATAAGGATGATATTGTTCTTGACCCCTTTATGGGAAGTGGAACATCAGCTGTAGCGGCAGAAGTATTAGAGAGACGATGGATTGGAATTGAGTTATCTCCGGATTATACGGAAGTTGCTCGGAAAAGAGTTCAAGCATTCATTGATGATAAGAAACAGACAAAATTAGAATTAAAAGAAGAGGTGTTATAACCTCTTTTTTGTTTTCTGTATATTTATAACTAAAAGATTTATTATGGCAAAAAGATTTATAATTTCCGAAGAAGAAAGAAGTGATATCCGTTCAATATACGGATTGGTTACTGAACAAAATGAAAGTCCTGAATTAAAGAAAGGTATTCAATGTTTTTTAAATAAAAAAGGACATAGAGATGATAAGAATCAACCACTAAAAGTTGATGGACTCTTGGGTGATAGTGTTAAACAAGCATTGAGTAAATACCAATCTAAAATTGGTGTTTATCCTGTGGACGGTATTTGGGGTCCTGCAACACAAAGTAAAATGCCTGACTCAGATGTTCAAATATTCAAAAGTTGTGTATCTCAAGAAGGTAGTATTATTGATAAAGGTATTCATTTCTTGGGGTTAGATTAATTATGAAAAAATTAAATCAAATTAATGAGTTAACTGAAAAGTGGGAAGGTTTAACTCGTGGTGAGAAAATTTTTGTTGTTGAGGTAATGAAAACTCTTTACCCTGAAAAGAAAAAATTACTTTCAGAGTCAAAATGGTATAATACCGTTGGTGATATTGCGGGTATATTTGACCCAACAGGTGTTGTGGATTTAGTTAATGGTATTAGTTATTGGAGACAAGGAGATAAATTGTTTGCGATTTTATCTTTTATTGCTGCTTTACCTATTTTTGGTGATATTATAGCTAAACCGGTTGTAGGTGTTATGAAATTAGGTGGTGAAGGAGCAAAAGCGTTTAAAGCGGCGACTCTTACTGGTGATGCTGTTAAAGTTGCTGGAGCTGCCAAATCAGTTGGTGGGCCAATTGCTAAAATGGTAGAAAAATCTCCGGCTTGGGGTGAGAAATTAATAACTACATTAAGGTCTTCTATTGGTAAAGTTCCTTATTTAGGTAGTAGATTTGTTAATTTATTGGAAGAATATGTGAAATTATTTACTAAAGCAAGTAAAGAAATGGGTACGACAGGTAAATTCAAGGCTTTCAGAGGTTATGAGGCGTTAAAACCATCCTTCCTTAATAGACTTGTTGGTGGTGTCCCAAGAATTGGTGGTAATGCGGCGACAAGGTCATTAATGAGAAGAAGTAAATGGTATTTGGCATTATTAGATATGTTAGGTATTCATAACTTTGTTGGTCCGGATGAATTGGAACAAAAGGTTACGGACATAGACCAAAAGGTTGAGAAATTTAATAGTGACCCAAAAAATAAAGAATTGTTTAATAGTGAATTTGGTGGTGAAAATAAGGAAATGAAACCAACACCTCCAACTCAACCTAAAACAGGGTCTGACCCAATAACAACTCTATTGGCTCCATTGTTAGGAAATGCGGTAAAGGGTTTGATATAATATGAAAAATAAGAGATGACCTATAATGGGTCATTTTTTATGCGGATATTTTATCACCAATTTTAATACCTAATTTTTTACAGGTGTTCCCTTGAACTTCAAGAATTGTGTCTCCTTCACCAATATATGATTTACATTCGTTGGTATTACAAGGTGGACACTTATGGTATATTTTTGTAATTACATTATTGGATATGAAAATTATATCTAAAGGTATGATACAATCTTTCATCCAAAATCCGTGTTGACCATCAGACATTAAAAATAACATACCATTAAAAGTTTTATCAAATCTCTTACCCATCATACCATTTGATGTATCTTTTTTTGAAAAAACTACTTTGACATTGAATTCTGAATTGCCTATATTTATTATCATATAGATAAATATCATAAATTTAATAAAATGAAAGAGGTTAAACGATATTCCGGAGTAATAGTTAAATGTGGTGACGAGGTTTTGCTTTGTAAAAGAAACGCTACAGGTGAATTACCAGGACAATGGAGTATTCCTTGTGGTCATTTGGAAAAGGGGGAACACCCTATGGATGGTGTGAAACGCGAATTCAAAGAAGAGACTAACTATACATTAGATAATGATTTAAAATTAGTTGGGTTTGTTAAAAGATATAATCGGGATGGTACGGAAATAAAAGGGTTGATGTATGTTTTTATGATGGAGACAGACGAACCAATAAATCCGGATTTAGAAAGTGCGAAGGATGGAGAAGAACATACAGAATGTGGATATTTTAACCTTGAAAATCTGCCATTTGATAATAAATCGGACCAATTATGTAAATTAATTATGAGATTATTGAAAAAAGATTGATTTTTCTAATTTTACCGCATATTTATATACTCATTTAGCCAACAACCCCTTTCTTTAACTGGTTGGAATAATAAAAACCTCAACAGAGTAAAATTTGTTGAGGTTTTTTTTGTTTATATAAATAATAGTATTATCTTTGTCGAATAAAATAATAGAAAGTGGAAAATATGTTTAAGTTTTACGAAGTCGGGGGAAAGGTTAGAGATGAGATTTTAGGTCTTGAATCTAAAGATGTGGATTATGTTGCGGTTCCTAATGACAAATTGTTGCAGGACTTTGATACTGCGGAATCTATGTTCTCTATGTTGGAACAATACCTGAAGGATGAGAAGTTTGAATTGTTCTTAATCACTGCCGATTGTTTTACTATCAGAGCAAAGTTCCCAAAAGACCATAAGTATAGTGGTGTTGCTGACTTTGTGATGGCTCGTAAAGAAGTTGGGTACATTCCCGGAACAAGAACACCAATTGTTAAACCAGGGACACTATACGATGATTTAGAGAGACGTGACTTCACATTAAATGCTCTTGCCAAAGATGAGGATGGTACCATCATTGATTATTTCAGTGGACGACTTGATTTGGAAAGAAGAGTTTTAATCACTCCAAAGTCCTGTAAAGAAACTTTTGATGATGACCCCCTCCGTATTTTAAGAGCAATTAGATTCTCAATAACAAAAGGTTTTAGTTTAAAGTTTTTGGATTACTATATCAATAACTATGACTATGAAACTAAAATGGGGGTCGTTTCAACGGAAAGAATCCGGGAGGAATTATTAAAATGTTTCAAACACGACACATTAAAAACTTTGGAGACATTATACTACTTCCCAACATTAAAGAATTACATTTTTGAAAACAAACTATTGTGGTTGAAACCAACTACAGAACAATAAAATATGGACAAATAAATAAAAAAATAAATTATGATAGTATTAGGGATTATTTTAAGTGTTATTGTGGTAATATTGATGTTGATTGGTATCATTGGTGCCATTCAAGAAAAAAATAGAAAATCAATATGTAAAAATTGGAAAGTTGGTGATAAATTATCTCTGATTAGAAGTGATTATTATAGAATATTGGAAAAAAATAATAAGGAATTTGCAATCCTTGAAGGTTGGGATTTGGATAAACTTTATATTAGTTGTGGTGATAAGATGACTTATCAAGTCAATTGGTCAGTCATGAATTTTAACAAATCTGCAACTTGGAGAGAAAACTATGATAAAGCTAAAGAAGTGATGGGTTGTGAGCCAGGATTTACAGGTGGTGTTGGTGAAACTAGTAAATCTACCGGTAAAAAAGTTGATGGCAAACCGGTGGATTTGATGAATGAGGTTGAGTGTGAGGTTTATTTAAAACAATCGATTGAGAATGAGGACTACGATACTGCGGAGTTGATTAAAAAACGAATGGAAAAATTTAGATAAGATGAGAAATAGTGTGATAGGTTTTATAGTGATAATTTTTTTACTTGTTATAACTTCTGTAGGTTACAAAGTATATTTGGTTAGTGGGTTAAAAAAGGGGGAACATTTATATGAAATCTCCATCCCGGGTAATAAACGTCAAGAGACAAGTTTCTATACTGAAAAGTATGCGGAGAAAGACGGGTGTATAACATTTAAAGATGAGTTTAGTAGGTCACATAGAATATGTGGTATGTATAACATTACAGAATATTAAGATGGAAAAGACATTTCAAGAGAGAATTAAAGAGACGATTGATAACATATGTGATAAACATAAAGTGAGTAATCCATTTACGATTCCCGCTGCGGGTAGAATGATTGTTAAATATGATGGGTTAGATAAAGCAATTGAGTTATTTGAGGGTGCTGCTATACAACATCAAAAAGACCCATTTAAATCTTCGGCGTATAAAGCAACTTTGGAAACAATTTTATATCCGATGAAAAAATAATATAAAAAAGTTTGGTATTATTAAAAAAAGGATTATCTTTGTCGGGAATTTAAATTAAATTAATATGGTAAATAAGTTATTGACTTTGGTGGGTGTTATTTTTTTATTTGTATTTGTTATTATTGGACACAGAATGTATATGGTAAGTCGTGTCTCAATAAATGGTCACTATTATGAAATTACCATTTCGGGTAATAGAACTCAGAACACAAATTTTTTCACTAATACATATGTGGAGAAAAACGGATGTATTACATTCAAAGATGAGTATAATAGAGAGCACAGAATCTGTGGTTCATATAATATTGAAAAATATTAAAAAATGTTTGGTATTATTAAAAAAAAGATTATCTTTGTACCATAGAAACTAAAACATATGACGACAAACACTCACACTATCAGAATTGAGAACGAGAAGTTCGGAAAACTATTACACGAAACATTCGTGGACACGACCCAATTCAAGTTATTTTTGAAGATGATTCAAGGTTGTATTGAATTAAAGAATGATTTGTCGTTCTTCAACGGGATGGATTTCTTAATCCACATCCCCCACAAATATTTGGTAGATTCCATTATCGTAACATCAGTTAATGATTATGATTTGGCGGACCATATGAGAAGTAAAGTAGAGGCGTTAGTAACTAAACAATAATAAGGTATGAGCACAAATTATTTTCGTATACCAAAACCAAGTGAGGTTAGACTCAAATACCTTGATTTGGTGGAACAAATAAATGATTTGGATATATGGAGTCCAAATAACATTAGAAATGACTTCAGAACAATAGAGAGAGGGTTTGAAAACCTATCTCCTTGGGATGTCTTCTTGGAAAATATGAAAATTCATATCGGAAAAAGAAGTTCAGGTTGGAAATTTCTATGGAACTTCCAAGACAATAAATTCTATACCAATAAAGAAGAACTATTAACGTTCATCCGTTCAGGTAGAATAGTTAATGAGTATGGTGAAATACAAAACACCGAAGAGTTTATTAAGATGGCTTTAGAGTGGGGCCAACCGGATGGTTATGTTCTCAATCAAGAATATATTGATAAACATAAATCTAGTTATTCGTCATATATATCATCATATTATGATAAAGAAGTTGATGGTCTTAGAGTTTCATCACACACGGAGTTTTCCTGATTCTCTTTAAAAATAGGATGGTGGAGTCGCCGACATCTGTCGGTCCAAAATTAACCCTCACAATAGTGGGGGTTTTTTGTTTTATGATATATTTATAAATAAACTGAATATGAAAAACATTATATTAACAGAAAAACAACTTGAAAAGTTGGTGGATAAAATGAAAACCATTAAAGAAAATGAAGGTCAAGGTTCTTATATGAGTCGCCAACACCTTTTCACTATATTTAAATTAGCTGAAAAAATGTGGGAAAAGATGGATGAAAATGGAAGCGTTCAATTGGATGATTGGATGGAAAGTAAAATTGCTCAGGCGGAGGAAAGTATAACATCTGTTGTGAAAGCATTTATGTATGATGAGGTTGTTGATGAGAAAGAAATTGACGGTATGAATAAATTAGATTATAGTGACATAATAATTGGGAAATAAAAATAATTAAATATGGAAAATAAATCATTAACGGACAAAATGTTCCAACAGATTAAGAATATGTCATCAAACGACGAAATAATAAGTGAGGCTGATAATACTTTGGCTAAAATTAGTAAGGTTACTTTGTATAAATTAGATACAAAAACAATTAAAATTATTACAGATAGAATTAAAGATGAATACACGGCTCATTATTATTATAGAGCGGCAGCCAATTGGTGTCAGGATATGAATTATAAGAAAGCTGCAGAATTTTTCACAAATGAAGCGGCGGATGAATTAACACATGCTCAAACTCTACAGGAATATATGGTGGATTTTAATGTCCAACCGGAAATACCCCAAGCACCAACTAAACACGATTTTTCTAACCTAATTGATATTGTTCACGGAGCATATAAAATGGAGTTAGGTTTAATGAATGAGTATAATAAAAACTCACAATCATTATTTAATGATGATATTACAACTTTTGATGTTTTAACTAAATTTAGAAAATTTCAAAAAAATGCTGTTGTAGAATACAATGATTTAATCAATGCTGGTAACTTAATTGATAAGAACGATAAATTCCAGGTGTTATATTTTGAACAAACATATTTTTAAAATGAGAGATTTAATTAAGAAAATATTAAAAGAACAGCTTGAAGGTGGTGAAAATGAAAATCCTTTATCAAAAAAGGAAATATTACTTTTCAAATACCTTAACAAACACAAACATCAGGCAAAGACTAAAAAAATATTAGTTGATTTAATTAAAAGGATGATGGATGTTTTTGGATTACCATCCAGAGATGCTTTATTTTATTATGAAGTTTATACTGCAAATTTTAGGGAAGATGGGGACTATGAAAATTTAACCAAAGAGAACTTCAAAGATTATAGATTATTTAAACAAAGTAAGACACCAAATAATAAAGCTTCAGAGTATGCTTCGGCTAAAATGCCATTTAAAGGGTCTAATCTTGAGGGTAAATGGGATGTTAATAGAAAAAATGAATGGTATTATGTTATAACATCATATGGATGGTATCCAATTTATTTATTTATCAATAATATGTGGTTTAAAGTGTCAGACACTTATTCTATGTCAACATCCAAACAAATGTCCCAAGTTAATCCGATAAGTTATAGTTCAGATTTAAAGAGTGATGTTATAAAAGTTACTCAAGACGATATTAAAGGTCTTATGTATGGTGTTTATACTTTAGAGGAGATTAATAATGCAAAAGTGGTAAATTTTACAACAAAAATTAAATCTGAATTAGTTGGTTCTAAAAAATTATTGACTTTGGGTTATGGTGATACGGCAAAAAAAGTAAGTTATACCATTTCAGATATTAAAGAAGAAGGTGGGAAAATTAAAATTACTATTACAATAATTAAAGCCGGTAAAGTTGTTAATAATAAAATGGTTGTTGATAATGACTACCAAAATATTCCGGGATTTGTTGAAGAGGTTGAAAATGGGATAAAACGACAAATAATCTCAAGTAATGAAAAGTATTTATCAGAGGATAATTCAACATTTGAATTCATACATTAAATTAAAGGAACATTTTGTTCCTTTTTTTTTTATAAAAAGTTTGGTTATATGAAATAAAGGCTTATCTTTGTACTCACAAAACTAAAAACAAACATCCTATGACAACTACATCAACATCGACTATTTTCTCAAGAGTAAGAAACTACGAAGGTACTACTCCATTTCTTTTAAATCTTAAAGCTTCATTAAAAAAATGGGGTAATCTAACCCCAAAACAACTTGAGTCGGCGGAAAAGGCTCTTAAAGGGATTCAGTCAGTTAAAATTGAGACTATGTCTGAAGATTTACAGAAAATCGCTAAATACGATGGTACTAATGTATTTATGGCGGACATTAAAAATAAATTAATGACCTACGGGACTTTAACTGATAGTCAAGTTAGAGCGGCACTGAATCAAATTCAAAAAGAATCTGATAAAAAACAAACTCTCCAATTAAAAATTCCTACTCCTGGTGAGACTCTTAAAATTGGTAGAACAATTGGTCAAGATTTGAAAGAAAAATACGGATTAAAGTTTAACCCAATTTTGATTGATATTACCAAAGTATTGGGTGTTTCTCCAAAAGCGGTTAAATTTGAAGGTAAGATGACTATTAAGAGAGGTGATATTTGTAGATGTTGTGCTAAAACATTGACCGATGAGTTCTCTATGTTAACCGGAGTTGGTAAGTTATGTTCTAAACATATGGGTATTCCTTACATCACTGACAGAAGTCAGACTGAAAGATTTAGAGAGGAGTATCTAAAAAAGGTTGATGAGATAGGTGTAATGAACTTTTGGATACCAAAATCTAAAATCATAAAATGGGAGGGTAAAACTGAAATCATCCTTAAAATGATTTAATTATAAATAAAAACCCCATCTTTCGGTGGGGTTTTTTATTAAAACTTTATTGTGAAATTTAGTGGGACTGAAACTTCTTCTTCAGTATTTTCAAGGAATTCTAATTGTATCTCACCATCGGAGGGATTAAATATAAAATCTCCTCTAGAACCTTCGTTATTTTCCCAACCACCATAATGACTAGCTAATAATCTATATAATAAATCTTCAAGACCTGCTGAAATATCTTCACTTTGACCCTCAATATCCATATAATTATCTAAAGAACCTGAATCACCACCTCCTTCAAAACTAACACTTGCTGTTCTACCATCACCTAACATTTCAAATACCTGAATAACTTCATTATAATAATCTTCATCATCCTCTTTAATCTCTTCTAATGTCCAAGATGCTGAAGATTCGTTATAACCATATTGCCATTCCCAAGCGTTTATAGTTAATGTTCTTTCTTTACAATCAATGTTAAACACTAATTGTCCTCTATTTTCACAATCAGTAACACTATTTTCAAATAACTCGTTTTGGTCAATAATTTGGTCAAGAACTTCATTAATTCTATCATATCCTTCTATACTACTAATCCCGTTAGTTGGATAAAATTCATTATCTCTCCAATCTTCCTCACAATTCATTGTGTATATGGTGTGATTAACTTCATCGGCTCCATAACCTTGACAATAGATTGCGAATAATTTAAGGGATTTTAATTGGTCTTCTGTTATTTCTGGTTGCATAATCTTTTTTTATTATAAATATGTTAATCTACATTAATATCTAAAGTTCTTATCATCCACATAGGCTTTTCTTTATTTTCTAATGCTTGTAACCACTCACGGGCTGTTGGAATATAATTATAACAATCTTCTTTAATATGTTGTTCCCCCACATATCGGGTATAAACAATTTTTCCATCACTATTTGTAAAGGATGGTCCAAACTTCTGTTCCATTTCAAAAATACCTTCAGAATGATGCCGGAAAATTCTATGTAATGAGTGTCCGTACCACGCCTTGGTCTCATCTAACCAATTATGTAGGTGAATATAATCTTCCCATATACCACCAAACTTTTTGGCGGATGATTTAGAATGTAATATTGGATGTGCCATTTCTGTAGTTTTAAGTATTTATCATTATAATTATAATATAAAGAACCGATTAATCAATGAAATTTATACTGACAGAATCCAAATTAAAAAACATCTTTTTTAAATATTGGGGTAAGACCGGAAAATGGAAAGTAGACAAAACTTTCATTAGTTTGTTCGGATTAGATAGCGGTAATCCAATGGTTACTTATGACCAAGCATATAAATATTTAGTTGAGTTTAGAGGTAATGACCAAGCAAAAGAGTTAGCAAAATCTTTATTACTTCNAAATCCCCATCATATAGATGATTATGGTAATTATGATTTCTTTTTTGAGGTTGTGGATATTGATAATTGGGATTTAGATGATGACGAACCATTTGTTGTTGTTAGAATAAAGGTGGATGATATGGCGGGTAGTGTTGATTTAGGTAATGGACACAGGACATTAGAAGACGCATTAAATGATGATATTTTTGGGTGGGAAATAAGAGATGAGGTAGATTGGGGTATAAATGATTATTTTAAAGATAATATAACAACAAACACTGGAATAAAAGTCATCTACGGAACACCGGAATATACGAGTAAAACTGAATTCAATTATGGATAATAAATTATTAAAATATGTTGAGGAATTTAATAGAGGAGAACTTAATCATCTTGTTGATATATTTGGGGATATTAACAGTGTATTAAGATTCTTCAAATCTAAAAACTTAATTCATTTAATTGACCCATTTATTGGTGAATTAGAGGATGAGCAATTAGAATTACTTGACTATATGATTAACACATTAGGTAGTGAGGAGGTTCTTCAAAAATGTATAAAACAATTGTCAAATATTGTTCAAAAAGAAGATGGTTATTATTTAAAAATGGGTGACCGAGAAGATTTATCAATTTTATTTGATGATAGAGGTAGAGATTTAACTGCGGCTCAAGTGGCTATATCGGTATTGGGTGAAGATAGTTGGCATCCATATGATAATACAACGGATGATGTTTATCGTGATGTTATTAGTGAATTAAATCCAAATAATCTTAATTTATTAAAAACATATATTTTAGATAAATTAACCAATTGGAAGATTGAGGTTGATGATGATAGTCCTGACTTATTTCAAAATTTTGTAGATGATGAGGGTGTTTTTTATTTAGAATCTGATAATGTTGGTGATGTTATAGGTGATGAGGAATCAATGAACTATTTGATGAATGAAGGTTATTTAGAAGATTTAGAAAGTGAATTATATAATATTCATAACAATGCTTATAATAACGCGTTAGAATCTGAAATTTACGATATGGTTATGAATGAGTTAGAGACTTTTTTTGATACTAAATCAACACAATGGTTATCAGAACCTAAAAGAAATTATCCTGACCAACTTATAGAATATTATTATATCAAATTTAATCCCAATGAAGTTAAGAACTCAATTAAAAAATATGTTGGGGATAGAAATTTGTGGGGAAGTTATGAGTATAATATTGATTATATAGGGTCTTGGTTAACTATGATGAATGAACTTATGGATGATGGAGAGGAAAATCGTCTTGATTTTAGAATCCCTGATTATCCGGATTATAGACGTACTATTCAAAACATAAATGAATTATTCCCTGACTACATATAATGAATCCTGAAGAAAAAATAGAAAAAATTAAAAAGTTAATAACTAAATTATTTAATAAAGTTATGACTATGGAGGGAAAATATATGATGCCGTATTCCACTAATAATGATTATGCCAATTGGTCTGTGATTTATAGGATTGACCGTGTTAATATTTGGGAAACTAAAAAATACAATAATTGTATATATAGTGGGACAATATATCTTGAACCAATTGAAATTAAGGTTGGGTTTGAAGGTGATTGGGAATATATGAAATACATTACAGATTTACCAAGTTGGGTTGAAGATGATGTTAAGGATAGTATTCTTGATGAAATAGAAAAATGGTTACCAATGGTTTGTGTTGATATTGATTTCACTTAACGAAGCATTGGATTACCTTCAGTATCATAATAATCTAGTACCGTATTGATAGACATATAATCTTTATCATATATATTTTTTTCATAGTATATGATACTTGTCGCTTCGTGTATCACATCTTCTTCACTTTCCATTGCCCAATCAGAATAAGTAAATTCTTGTAACCACTTACTCGCTTTAATATCGTCAACAGGTTCTTTATCTATAGATGCGTTGTAAATTTTAAAACTAACATAAAGAGATAATGATTCGTTGTCCTGTCTTTTTAATTCCCAATTAATCATTTGTGAATTGCATTTAAAATTCTTTTCACCATCAAAAAGATGCATTGTTTTTATTTTAGATAATGACTTTTCAAGTTTTGATTTTAATTCATTATTAATATATAAAGTTTTAGGAGAATCTATTTTACAATATTTAGGGGTTAGTTCTCTAAAATCAGGTTCAATACCAACTAACTTAAAAAAATCATAAATTAATTGTTCTAAATATCCTTCTATTGTATCAATATTAAATGATACATTGTTTTGGTTATCGTATTCCCATCTTATTTTTCCATCTTCCATAAATGGATAAAGTAAAAGACCATTTATATTTGTTGGTTTTTTAAGGGATTTGTAATACATTGCGATAATTTTTTCCATTTTAATGTCTAAAGTTTTTAACTACTAATTTATTTCCTATTGTTCCTGCTCTACTGATTGTTGGTTGAAATACCAATTCATCAAAAACTAAATCCCCAACTTCAAAATCTTTATAATGTTCGCTCTTGAGTGTAACATAGTGAAGTAATAAAGTTTGATTATTATCAATAAAATTATGGTAATCATCAGTATCAATGATTTCATCTGAAACATAGGTGTCAAAATTATTTCTCCAACCTTCGCTCCAAGATACAAACTCTGAATAGACAACTGATGTTAAATCATAGTCGGGTATTTCACCACTTCCACCACATTCATCACAAAGGTTATAACCATCATCACACCAGTGACAATCAACTTCACCATTTCCATTGCAATCATTACAAGTTTCATTACCATCACCTTCACATTCTCGACATTCGGTTTCATTATCACTCATGCCACTACCTTCACAATAATGGCAAGGGACTTCACCGGTTTCATTACATTGACCACAAGGGATAACACCTGATGAATCACAATTACTACAATTAACAATGCCAGCATCACAATATGAACAATCCACTTCAGGGTTTTGTTCGTCTATTTCAGCAATTTGAACAGCGTATAGACCACTAGTTATTCGGTCATACATCTCATCAATATCTTTTTTTAATTGGTTTTGATTAACTAAAAAACAATATAATACAATATCGTTAGGTTGTAATATAGACAAAAAAGGTTCAAATATTGAGTCGGATTGTATTTTATTGTAAATTTGTGTTGGAGTTAAATCTTTGAATGATTTAGAGCTTTTACTCACAAGTTTTAACAATCTATCTTTTTCCATAAAATTCTTTACAATAAATATGGTATAATAAAAAAAAATGTAAAACACTATTTTTATTTAAAAAAAATGATTATCTTTGTAAAAAAAAATAACTATGAATGTACAAACACTCGTATTTAATACGACAGAAAAAACAGTAAACCTTTTATCCGGGGCTGACGGATTTAACCTATATTCTTTTAAGGATGTGCCAACGGTAAGAATTGAGAATGGGTATTACGAAATAATGCAAAAATCGGCAAGTTCGGTGGTTCCGGTATTAAGAGTTC